AATGGCAAAATATTTAGACTACCTGATGGTGCTGAAATGGTTATTGGTAGTAAGCACATACAAAAAAAGATTAATTCAGTCCATGAGAGTTATTATGCTAGGCATCAACTAGATCCAACTGATGCTAAGAGAAATGCAACCAGGTATGTTGCCGGACAAAAACTAGAATATTTAGGCATTATTAGTAATAAAATGAAAAGCTGTACATTTAACTTTAATAGATTAGCTGGTATTCCACATGGATCTGAGTTCTTTAACATCCTTAAAATAGATTATGAGCAAGAGTTTAATGATGCTATGAAAGCAACAATACAACATCAATCTTTAATCTGGGATGTAATAATTGATAATTTGCCAGCGAGACATAAAAGAATGAACTCTTACAGAGAAGGTTTAGATATGTTGATAGACTTTTGGAAGATGTAAATATGCCTATTTGTGCCTATTTAGAATATTGAATAGATAATATAGAGTATTTTATAAGATCCATAAGTATGGGTAAAATCCATACAAATTTCAATAAATAATTAAAATGAAACTTAAAGAACAATTACAAAAATTGTCGGACTCAGATTTACTAATGACAATAATTCTAGCTGATGAAGAAGGTAAACCAATAGTATTAGTAAGGTTTGCAAACTTTGATAATGATGAACAAGCACAAGATTTTATTACAGTATTCAAACATAAGCAAAATCTAGAACAGCTAGGATATATAAACGAAACAATTCACTAATGAAAATAGAAATGTGGCCAATAGATAAACCTATTCCATATATTAGAAATGCTAGAAAAATTCCACAAGCAGCTGTTGACAAAGTTGCTGGCTCACTTAAAGAGTTTGGTTGGAGACAGCCGATAGTCGTAGATACAAATGGTGTTATCATCGTTGGTCATACAAGATTAAAAGGTGCAAAAAAATTAGGTCTAAAAGAAGTTCCTATACATATAGCTGACAAATTAAATGAGTCCCAAGTCAAAGCATATAGACTAGCTGATAATAGAACTGGTCAAGAGACTAAATGGGATGAAGAGTTACTAAGTTTAGAGTTAAAAGAACTATCAGATATTAACCTGGATATGGACTTAACTGGGTTTGATGACAAAGAAATAAACCAAATAATCAACCAATTTACTGATGAAAAAGAAGGTAATATTGGTGATGATGAAATACCTGAAAACATAAAGACTAGGACTAATCCTGGTGATTTATGGCTGCTTGGCGATCATAGATTAATATGTGGCGATGCTACAAATATTGATGATTATTCAATATTATTTAATTCTTTAAAAGCTGATATGGTTTTTACAGATCCTCCATATAATGTGAATTATAGTGGCCGAGGTAAAAATAATTTAGGTAATATTAAAAATGACAATATGTCTGATAGTCAATTTGAATTATTTTTAAATGATTCATTTGATTTAATTGACAAAAACATAAAGCCTTTATCTTCTATATATATTTGTCATGGAGACAGTAAATCTGATGCTAAAATAACTTTTGAAGTTATATTTAATAAATATTTTAAAAAATCATCAACATTAATTTGGGTTAAACAATCTGCTGGGATGGGGTGGCAAGATTATAGGGTGCAACACGAACCAATTTTATATGGGTGGAAAGAAGGAAAAGGAAAGCACTTTTTTTTTGGAGGTAGAACTAAAACTACAATATGGAATGTTAATAGAGATAGTCAAATAAAGTATAAACATCCAACTCAAAAACCATTAGCATTAATTTTAGAAGCATTAAAAAATAGCAGCAAAGAGGAAGATTTAGTACTTGATCCTTTTGGAGGCAGTGGCAGCACATTATTAGCTTGTGAAAAATTAAATAGAAAGTCATACACATTAGAATTAGATCCTAAATTTTGTGATGTGATAACACAAAGATGGGAAGATTACACAGGAAAGAAAGCAATAAAAGATCATGGAAGAAAAGAAATTAGGCAGACCAAGTAAATACAGTACAACTATAGTTAAGAACATACTTAATAGATTAGCTAAAGGTGAGGCTATAAGGAATGTTGTTAAAGAAGAAGGTATTGACTGGGAGACCTGGAGACAATGGTTAATAAAGAAACCAGGACTAGCACATGAATACGCAGTAGCTAAGCAGCATGGTATTGAATGGAGTATGTCTGATTTAGAGACTCTGGCCATGCAAACACTTAAAAGAGCTAGAGATAAACAATCAGATATGAACGAGGTTAAAGCTGTAGATACTTTAATAAAACATAAGCAATGGAAAGCTCAAAAACTATTCCCAAGAGTATATGGGGATAGACATCAACTAGATATAAGCAACGCAGATGGTAAACCATTTGAGATAGCTTGGGAGAAATAGATACATGGAACTATTGAAGAATAAATGGAGCAACTTAAACAAAAAAGGAAAGATTATTGTTTGTGTTGTTGTAGTGGTAGTTATTGTACTAATTGCACAGAATATTTAGTGAAATTAGATATAATTGTTTATAAATTTTTTGTTTTTATGTAATGTGTTGTAAGTAGAAGTGTTGAGTTTATTGTTATTAATAACAAAAAGCTCTTTATTCGCACAGAACTCCTCGTGAGAAAATTTAGGCACTACATATAGTAGGTCTTTGTTGTTCTTATAATGGTTATTATGCAACAAAAATAAAGCCTTATTTTTCAATAGTTTTAGCAGACTATAAAATAGAGCTGTTTTTACCACTACATATTGTGTTTGGTAAGTAATGCTATATATACCAGGGTTTTGTAGTATAAATCATAAAAAAACCCTTATTTATCAGCATTTTTAAGGTTTGACTACCCCCATCGAGTCTGTGTCATTGCAATAGTAAGTGATTTCAACTCAGAACAAAATTCCATAAGGCCATAATATGAAAAAAGCTAAAAAAAACACAAAAAAAATTGATGTCTTTGCCATGATGGTCAAACACATGAATGAAAAGACACCAATAAAACAAAATTCAGGTCGTGGAGTTGTCAGAGATAGTACAGTTGCACGAATACAAGATATTTACAAAGGGGATCAGAAAGATAGTGCGTGAAGTTAAAAATATTAGACCTATTTTCTGGTATAGGTGGTTTTAGTCTAGGATTAGAAGCAACAGGACACTTTGAGACTGCTGCATTCTGTGAGATTGAACCCTATTGTCAAAAGGTTTTAAAAAAACATTGGCCTGATGTTCCTATTTTTGACGACATACGCAAGTTGAAAGGAACAGATATTGGAACAGTTGACATTATTACAGGAGGCTATCCCTGTCAGCCCTTCTCCGTTGCCGGAAAACAAAAAGCTGAGCAAGATCCGAGACACCTCTGGCCAGAGTATTTTAGACTTATCCAAGAACTCAAACCAACATGGGTTATTGGAGAAAATGTTAGTGGGCATATTAAACTCGGTCTCGACTCCGTACTTGAGGACTTGGCGAGTGAAGGTTACTCCACGAGGACATTTAGTATTTCAGCTTCTAGCATCGGTGCAAACCACAAAAGAGAACGAATCTGGACTGTGGCCAACACCGACAGCAATGACAGGAGGTCAAGGAATAGCTCCGAGCCACAAGGATGGCAAACATGGATGGAACACAGGAGCAGCAGTTCAAGACAGTTTATCAACAAACCCAATTCGTATGTGGCCGACACCAACAAGGAGAGAGTATTTTCCTCCAAGATTGCCAGAGACAATGGCAAAGACAAACAGAAATCCAATGACGAACACATTAGGAGATGCAGTACAGCATTTAGAGGGAAAGTCTTACAAGGAAACTGGTCAGTTGAACCCAGAGTGGGTAGAGTGGCTCATGGGATACCCAAAAGGGTGGACCGACTTAAAACTCTCGGAAACGCAGTAGTTCCACACATACCCTTTTACATAGGTCAAGCGATTGTAGAGAGTTATCAATGAAAATAACTATTCCCTACAAACCTAGGCCACTTCAAAAAGAAATACATAAGAATTTAGCTAGGTTCTCCGTTTTGGTCTGTCATAGAAGGTTCGGAAAATCCGTCCTTACAGTCAATGAATTGATTAAGAAGTGCCTACAATGTAAGCTGCCAAGACCTCGCTATTATTATATAGCACCGACTTACAGTATGGCGAAAAGAATAGCCTGGGACTATTTAAAATATTACACATCGGTTCTACCGAAGATGGAATATCACGAAACAGAACTACGAGCTGATCTTCCTAATGGTGGAAGAATACAATTACTTGGTTGTGAGAGACCACAAACCCTTAAAGGATTGTATATGGATGGTGTGGTTCTGGATGAGGTAGCACAAATGCCTCCAAAAATGTGGACGGAAGTCATCAGACCGGCATTATCTGATCGAAAAGGATTTATGGTGGCTATTGGAACACCCCAAGGACATAATTCGTTCTTTGAACTCTATAATCATGGACTTCAAGATGAGAATTGGTACGCAAAAAGTTTTAAAGCTAGTGAAACAAACATAGTCGATGAACAAGAACTAGCAGAGGCAAAAAAGATGATGCCTCCTGAGATATACGAGGCAGAATATGAATGTAGTTTTGAAAGCTCTGCCATAGGATCTATTTACTCGCAGTCATTATCTAAAGCAGATAATGAGGGTCGTATTACAAAAGTTCCCTATGACTCTACAATTAAAGTAGATACTTATTGGGATTTAGGGATGCGAGATAAAACTGCAATATGGTTTGTGCAGCAAAAAGGCTCTGCAATCCACCTTATAGATTACTTTGAAGATAGTGGCGAAAGCCTGGAGTATTATGCTTCAATCCTCGATGAAAGAGGATATGTGTATGACACACACTACCTTCCTCACGATGCCAATGTCCGAGAGATCGGAACTGGTAAATCAAGACTAGAAATAGCTCAATCACTAGGATTAGTGACGAGCATTGTACCCAAAATGTCGATTGAAGATGGTATTAACGCAACCAGAATGACATTAGGTAGATGTTGGTTTGATTATGAAAAAACCAAAGATGGACTAGACGCACTTAGACAATATCGATGGGCAGTCACCGATAAAGGCGAGACAAAAAATAGACCTTTACACGACTGGACTTCGCATGCAGCAGACTCATTTCGATATGTTTGCACAGGATTACAAGAGACTAAGAATTGGTCATCAAGGATTGAATATCCACGATTAGGAATAGTATGAAATTAACAAAAGAAAGATTAAAAGCACTTATAGGTCAAGAGATCAGCAACTCCATAGGATTTTATGGTGGTGAACTTTCAGAACAGCGAAAGAATGCCCTTAAATTCTATTTAGGTGAACCACTAGGCAATGAAGTAGAAGGTCAAAGTCAAGTTAGGTCTCAAGATGTATTAGAAGTTGTAGAAAGTATCTTACCTTCCATGATGCGTATCTTTACGCAAGGTGAAAGCATCGTTAGATTTGAACCTACAGGCCCAGAAGATGTAGCTTATGCAGATCAAGCATCAGATTACATCAATCATGTGTTTATGAAAGATAACAATGGTTATTCTATTCTTCACACCATGTTCAAAGATGCCTTAATTTCTAAAAATGGCTTTGTTAAATATTATTGGAAGAATGATAAAGAACAAAAAGAAGAATCTTATGAAAATTTATCCATAGCTGAGTACCAGGCACTTCTAGCTGATAACGAAGTTGAAATAGTTGAAGTAGAAGATACTAGCACAGAGTTAGATGTCGAAAATGCAGACATCATGGAAGTTACTTACAATGTAACTGTCAAAAGAGTAAAAGATTTTGGTCGTGTGATTGTAGAAAGTGTGCCACCAGAGAGTATGCTTATTAGTAAAACAGCTAATAGTCTTGATGATTGTAATTTTATTGCTCAAAGAGTTTTTAAAACAAGATCAGAACTTATTAGCATGGGTTTTGACAAGAAGATTGTCAATGAACTACCAGTTGCAGATGAAGAAATCTACAACACAGAGGCAGTAACTAGAAGATCGTATGATGACGAGACAATGCCTCAAGAGTATCAAAACATTGATCCCTTATTGACTAGAGTTGCAGTCGTTGATTGCTATATGAAGTGTGATTATGACAATGATGGAATAGCAGAATTAAGACACATAGTAGTTGGTGGATCAGGAGTAAACTCCTATCACATATTAGAAAATGAACCCATTGAACAGATACCTTTTGCTACTGTTACTGCTATCCCTATGCCTCATCGTTTCTACGGATTATCAATTTATGATTTGATAGGTGATGTTCAAGAGATTAAGACCACCCTATTAAGACAAACTTTAAACAACGCATACTTGCAAAATAACGCAAGAACAGTCGTTGTTGATGGCCAAGCTAATATAGACGATCTCCTTACATCTAGAGCTGGGGGGATTGTGAGGGTGAAATCACCTGGAGCAGTCTCTCCTATGGCAGCACCTAACTTTATGAGAGAAGGTCTAGCCATGATCGACAAAATCGATCAAGTAAGAGAAGGCAGATCAGGTGTATCAAAAGTTCAAATGGGCCTTGATAGTGAAACTATTAATAAATCTCACACTACAGCAACTAGTGCCAATGTGATGATGAACGCATCGACACAAAGAATAGAACTCTATGCTCGTAACTTTAGTGAAGGTGTCAAAAGAATGTTCCAAGGCATTTTACAGTTAGTTTGTAAGTACCAAGACCAAGAGAGAATAATAAAATTAAGAAATAGATTTGTACCTATGAACCCTAGAGAATGGCTTGATAGATACAATGCAACAGTACAAGTTGGACTAGGCACAGGATCACAAGATCAACGACTAGAAGTGTTAGGTCGAGTCCTTGCAGTTCAAGAAAAACTAATAAGTGCTGGTGGAATGGGTATTGTCGATCCTCAAAAGATATATAATACCTTAGAGAAGTATTTAGAAAATGCTGGTTACAAAGATGCAAGTCAGTTCTTTAATAACCCAGCTACCATGCCTCCACCACAACCCAGACAAGCAAGACCTGATCCTACAGTTCAATTAGCTCAAGCTGAACAGCAGAGGCTTAGAGCAAAAGATCAAGCAGAATTACAACTTAAAGCTAGAAAACAACAAGTTGATGAAACATTTAAGGCAGAAAAATTAAATTTAGACCAACAAAAACTAGCAACCGAAGTTCTTAACGAAGCTGAGAGCAAAAATTTAGAAAAAGAAAAATTAGCAACTAAAATTATACAACAAGGAATAAACTAATGGCATTTACACCATTTCTACAAGGCACAAAAGCACAAGGCATTATAGACAATTACCTCAACAATACTGCTGGTGGGTTTCCTCCTTTTCCAAGTCCATCGACAAACCCCTATATAGTGGACAGTACTCCTTTCATACCACCAGCAGCACAACCCTCACCTGAAACACCAGGTATTGATACTCCTAACTGTGATGAATTATATCCTGGAGAGGGCAGAGTTTATGATCCAGTCCTTCAGGCTTGTGTTCTACCAGAGATGAAGTCACAGGGTGATGGTGATGATAACAATATGATGGGAGAAACCTACCAAGGTGTTGGAAGTGTATTTAGTCCAGAACAAAATGCTTTTATGAATTTAGGTTTAGGTGGTAGCACTGCTGATGATGTTCAATCTTATTTTGGATCAGGAAAGTTAGATTTATATGGTGATGGATTAAGTGGAATGTTTAAAAGATTTACACCCTTTGGTCAATTAGGTGTTTACCTAGATGCAAAAAGATTAGCTGATGCTGGTATTATTGATAAAAAAGATGATGGTTATTATTTTGCTAAAGGCGGTAACTTAGCATTAGCACAAGCCAACCAAGCATTTGAAAATCAATTAGCAAAAGATAATATGATGGATTTTGCACAAAATACCTTAGGTAAAACTGCTGAAGAAGCTCAAGCTATGGCTGATGTAACCAAAAGAGGTGATAAAGCAGATTTCATGGGAGCTAGTGTTTACAAAGATAATAATGCCAATGTTGATATAAATCCATTTCAGTCTAACTTTGGTGCAACTAACATAGTTTCTTATTCTCCTCCAAAAGCTAATAGAGAAAAAAGTGCTAGTGAGAAAATGTTTGAAGCGAAAAGAACATACACCTCACCAAAGAAACAAATAAACTCTCAAGCATTTACAGGAATGGGTTATACTC